TCGCTCTATCCATCTTGTGCAGGAGGTTCCAGCATGACGAGCCTCATTAGTACCGCAGGTGATGCGGTGGTGATCGGTGGCGGGTATCCGACGGCTTCCACGTGGGGTGACAGCATCCGCGTCGCAGACCCCGGCCGACCACTCGTCGAGTACACGGCGGAGCCCACGAACCCGCTGACGCTGTGGAAGACCCAGCCGTCCCTGCGCAAGGTCGTCTCCTACGTCGCCAGACAGATCGGCATGATCCCCTGGCACGCCTATAAGAGGGTCGATGACACCGACAGGCAAAGGGTTTCTGGAAGCCCAGCGGAACGCATTCTCGCGAGGCCTTCGAAGCTCAGGACCAGGACGCACCTTATCCGTGCTCTGGTGACTGACCTGATGATGTTTGATCAGTGCTTGGCTTTGTATGGGCCGAAGGATAAGGCGTTGATCCGGATTCCCCCGGCGTTGATTGACACTCGCTCCGATTATCTCGGTCAGCCGTACAAGATCATCATCAAGGCCCCGGAGGGCGTTGATGACATCGACGTGACGGATTGGCCGAAGATCTGGACTGACGGGTGGCACCCGACGAAGGCGGGCGGCGTGTCCCCCATGTTCACGTTGTCGGCGATCCTCGACGAGCAGCGCAAGGCCGTGGACTGGCGTACCAGACAGTGGGCCGACCGGCCCAAAGTGGCTGGCCTTCTGAAGCGACCGGCCGAGGCTCCCAGGTGGTCGGACGAGAACCGGGAACGCTTCCTACAGGCCTGGGACCGGTTTAAGGCTGGTGCTGTGGATGGGTCAACACCGATCCTCGAGCATGGCATGGAGTACGAGCAGTTTGACGGGATTAGCCCGTCGGATGCCAACGACATCGAGGGCCGCAAGCTCACCGACGCTGAGGTCGCCTCCGCCTTCCACATCCCGCCCGAGTTGGTGGGAGCCAGGGAAGCCACGTTCTCCAATGTGGACGCGTTCCGGCAGATGCTCTACGGACCGGTACTCGGCCCCGTCATCACCGACCTTCAGGACGCGATCAACGCGGGCGGCCTACTGGATGCCGTCGGTGCAGGCGAGAACACATACATCGAAGCGAACCGTGAGGCTGTTCTTGCGGGCAGCCTCCTCGAGCAGGCCCGCTATTTGCAGACCGTGACCGGCCGACCCGTGATGACGGCCGCTGAGGCGCGAGCACGCATGAACCTCCCCCACCTTGAGGGCACTGACGAGCTGATTGTGCCCCTGAACGTGGTGGAGGGCGGGCAAGCGTCACCCACGGATTCCGGGGATCAGAACGCACTGAACCCCGGCCATGGCGACGACACGGCTGAGGGCATCGAAGACAACCAGTAATAGGAGGGCTGTGATGGTCCAGACACTTGACCGTGTGGAGGTTGCGAAGTCAGCGCCGACCACCATCACCATGAAGGCAGTCGACCCGGCAGCCTCGGACCCGGCTGGTACTGGCGAGTTCGAGGCGCTGGTGTCCGTGTTCGGTAATACCGATTCCTACGGGGACATCGTCGAGAAGGGTGCCTTCCGGGAAACGTTGGCCGACTGGTCGGTGAAGGGCGCACCCATTCCCGTGGTGTGGTCCCACGACCTCACCGACCCGGATTCGATCATCGGGAAGATCGTCTCGGCTGAGGAGACCGATCAGGGTCTTCGTATCAAAGGCCTCCTCGACCTGAATCATCCGAAGGCGGCGCGTGTTCACCAGCTCATGCGTGACGGTCTGATCCGCGAGTTCTCCTGGTCGGGAATCGTCACGGATTCGGAGCCGGTGGAGAAGTCCGGTGATGACATCGCCGACCTGTTCGGTCCGATGCGCATCAAGTCCGTGGATCTCTGGGAGGCTGGCCCGTGCTTCAAGGGCGCCAACCCTGACACGGAACTGCTGGCCGTGAAGGCACGACAGGTCGCCAAGGCAGGCCGTGTCCTCTCGAAACCGAACCTCGAAGCCATCCAGGACGCCTACGACCGGCTTGGTGAGGTCATCGACAAGGCGAAGGCCGCTGAGGGCGATGACGAGGACGACGGCGACGAGGACGGCCCCGCATCAAGTGGCGCGGAGAAGTCCTCGTCAACCCCAGAACCATCCCAGGAAC